CTTTTGTTTTTTTGTTAACAGCAAGTGCTGCTTCTTGAAGATTATTAAAATCTAATGGCTTTACCAAACTACTAAATACAGCGTTGTTTATTGGTTGTAAAGTTTTTCTATTTATTGCTTTTGCAGCTATTTGTATAACTTCACATTTTTCTATGTCTAAAGATCCTGTTTCAAAATCAAATACTATAATTGTATTACTCTTCACTATTTTCTTCCTTTATTTTAAGTTCAATTGATCCGTCTACTTTTTGTTCAATTTTTAACTCTAAATCCTCATCTTCTGCTGAATCTAAAATATCTTTTTCTAAAATTATTTCACCTCCATTTTGTATTGCTATAGCTTTTAATAGTTTATTGGCCTGTTTTGTCAAGTCTTTTTTTAAAGATGCACAATCTGAAAGAGCATCAAGAAGTCCAGACTGTTGAACAATCAGTTTGCTTATTATTGATATTTCAAGAGCATTGTCGTCTATTTCACTCATTTGAATTGCCTTTCAAAAGATTTATACAACCCATTATTTTGTCTAAAACAGCAACTCCTAATATATCAAATTTTACCATACCAATTGATTCTAAGTCCGACATTTCTAAACCAGCAATCATTTGCTTTGTTTTTTTGTCAAATGTCATAGGACAAACTTCTGGCAAAGGAAGATTACTTATAACTATTCCTGCTGCATGTTTACCTTGACTTCTTTTTGTTCCTTCTAATCGTATGGCTTGTGAAAACTCTTTGGCTAATTTGCCAGATAAACTTCCATCTGGTTCTATTTTACAATATTCAGATAGCTTATCAGGTATGTTTTCTAATGCCCATTTTATTATAGATGAATCTCCATCTTCATCTTTCATTTCTTGTAACTGTTCAGAAATTTCAGATTCGTCTGGTATATGTTTTGTTATGTTGTTGCTCTCATCAAATGAAAATCCATGAACTCTAAGAACATCTTTTAATGATCCTCTTCCTTGCATTCTGCTAAAAGTAATCATTTGACAAACATTGTTTATTCCATACTTTGATTTAATATAATCTATCACTCTGTCTCGTTTGGCAATAGGAAAATCACAATCAATGTCAGGAAGACTAATCCTATTAGGTGCATTCCTACCAGCATTATAAAACCTCTCGAAAACTAAACCATGTTTAATTGGATCAACTTCAGTTATTCCCAATAGATAGGATATCATGCACCCTGCACCAGAACCTCTGCCTCTACCTATAATCCAGCCCTGTTTTTTTGCCCAGTTACAATAGTCTTGAACAATTAAAAAATATCCAGCCAAACCAGAGTTGTCGATAACTTCTAGCTCATGTTTAACTCTTTCTGAATATTTTGTATATTCTTCTGTTTTTGGTTTTATATAACTAAAACGCTTGTGCCAACCTTCTCTGCATAACTGTCTTAAATAATCAATTTGAGAAAGAGAATTTGGGCAATTAAAGTTTGGTATTGATGGTTGCTTTATGACAGAATAACTTTCACACATATTGTCAATAATAGAGCAATTTTCAATTTCGTCTTTTTCATGAAATTTGGATATTTCTTCTATTGTTGGAAGATAGTATTTATTGGATTTAAAGAAAACAGATAGTCCAAAATCTTCATTTTTTTCTAATTTTGAATTTACATTTTTTAAGGTTGTTTCCATGGAAGAACACAGTAGAACTCTTTGATCTGGAGCATCTTCGACATTAACATAATGAACATCTGGTGTTGCTATTTTTTTAAATCCAGTCTTATTGCAAAGTTCTCTTAGACATTCTGCAATCACTTGTGAAGCCACTAAATTTTCTCTATCAAACAATTGTATTTCAACAAAAAAGTTGTTTTCTCCAAATATATCTATATATTCTAAGCATATTGTTTTAGCTATATTGAACCAGTCTGGATTAAGCATTTCTTTGATTTCATCATAATCTGTTCTTGAATATGCTTCTTTGTGATCATAAAACAAACTATTTGCTAAATGTGTTCCTGGATGTCCAGAAAACGCTACAAGATCTGAACAATTTCCTTTAAAGTCAGCAATATTTAATCTTGGTTTGTAATAAAAGTTTTCTAATGAACTAGCCATAGATGACAAATTAATTAAACTTTTCCATCCATTTATATTTTTAGCAAGAACACATAGGTGAGTTAATGCTGAATTTTCTTTGCTTTGATCACTTGCTGGCTTGTTACATATATAAAATTCACAACCTATGATTGGTTTTATTCCATTTGAAATACATGCTTTTGAAAAAGCAATTGCTCCAGATATTGTTCCATGATCTGTAATAGCACAAGAACTATATCCAAGCTCTTTACATTTTTTTGCCAGATGTTCTGGCTTACTAAGTCCATCTAATAAACTATAATGAGTATGACAATGCAATGGTGTCCAATTCATATACAATCCTTAAAAAATATGTCTTAAATAGTTCCTCATAACATATACTGACCAATCCTCTAAATTTATATCGCTAACTACAGCAGTAGCAGCGTTTCTAAATTCACCATTAGACAATGATTTATCTACTGGATTAAAGTTAGACACATCATTTAAAATAACATGAAAAACAACGCCAAAATGAACTGAATTAACTGGAGTTGTATCGTCATTTATTAATCCAATAAATCTAATGTTTTTAGGATTTGTAAAGCTAACTTCTTCCTCAATTTCTCTTTTGCAAGCATTTGCTATTGTTTCGCTGTTTAATCCATCACATGGATTTATGTGGCCACCAACACCTACTGACCATAAATCGTGTAATCTGTTTTCAGATGCCTTTTTTGATCTTTGATATATAAACAATTCATTATTTTTAGTGAAAACACAATAAGGTATTACTTGCTTGTATGAAGGATCATTTTCTGCAATATCTCTATCTATATAAAAAAGATTTTCAATTGTTAATACAGTAGACCTTATTTTTCCAGCAGGTTCTCCTGTGATCATGCCTTGAAAATACCCTTCGTTTTTTAGTATCTCTGATTTAAAAACAAGAACTTTTTCACCATTGTATTTAGGTATATATTCATTCTTATTTTGTTTTTCTGAATAATTTGGATAGTCTTGATCAGTAGGAGATTCTTCTGGTCTAAATGTTGTGGATGTTGTTGTTTCTTTTGACTTTTTAAAAAGATCATTAATCCACTTTTTACTTTTTGACATCGTTTGACTCCCTATTAGATTGACCACCACCATCACCATATGAACTTATTGTATTTTTATTTGCGTGTTTCAAATAAGCACGATTCATCCCAAGTTGAATAACTTCTTTATTCATAAAGTCACATATAGACATATCAGAATCTTGATATTTTTCCTTATAAAATTTACACAACCTCTCACATTTCCATCTATCTTTTCCATAATCTATGATTCTAGTTGGAAAATGACAAGCTTTAATTTTTTCAAATTCATGCCTAATCATTTCTACAGTAGTATTAATGTCATCTTTATGAAAACAAAGACTAAAAGGCCCACCAGATTTATTAAAATAAATTGTAACTATTATATTTTCTTCTTCTGGATATAATTGATACAAAGCATAATGATAAAGTCGAAGCTGAAAGTCTTTGTAAAAATCATCATAATTTTTTTCTTTTCCAGTAGCCCAATTTTTTCTTTCTCCAGTCTTCCAATCAATATATTCTATTGTTTTTTTGTCTACTCTAGTTATTAAATCCATGGTTCCTTTAATTCTTAAGTTACCAGAAAGAACAGTTCCGTCCTCAATATAATATTCGTATTTGGCCCAAGGATATTTAATCTCTATGTCAAAATATTGTTCTGGCATGAGAATATTTCTTGTGAGTGGAGAAAACATGCCATTATTAAATAATAGTGTATCCCATGTCCATTTTTCACAATCTTTGAAGTCTTTGCTATCCCATTCATGAATGCTTTTGTTTTTATAATGATTAAAAGCATCAAGAATAACACTTTCTGGAGATGTTTCTATAGTTGAAAATTCTTTTTTTAATTCGTTATCTACAAAACTAGATGCTCCATTTTGAAGACAAAGTTTTTTGTTAGCTAATAATTCTAAAGATTTATGTACAACATTTCCTTTTTCTGCTTTTTTATTGGAGTCATCTTGCATACCTAGATTATAAGTTAACCAGTATTTATGCTGACACCACGCATAAGAACTTACAGAACTAGACCTTAGATAAGTTATAATCATTTTTTATCCAGTTTATTTGTTTTAATTTATTTAAAAGTTCAATTTTTTGTTCTTCTTTTGACATTTTTTCATTATTTAAAACTATATCAAACTTATCTGTACAGTTATCTAACTCTGTTTCGCTTATATGATTATCATTGTCTGTAGATCTATTTAGTTTAATTATAATTCCACCAGCATCTTTTATACTGTCTATTTCATTTTCAAATCTGACATCAGTAATAAAGTTTAGTGGATAATTTTGTTTACTTATCATATTAAAACAAGCATTAATGTGAATTAGTTTGTTCATCTTTCTGGCAACACCTGTGCCAAACTCTTGAAGAAATTCTCTAGCTGTCATCTTTCCGCTTGGAATAATATTATAAGTAGATTTTATTTCGTTATAATGAGGAAGATCTTCCCAAGCATATTCAGTTAAAGAATTTTTATCGTCAAGAGAACCAAAAACTTGTTTGTGTCTTAATCCAAAAAAATTAATTGCAATTAACTTCATGGGTTCAGCAAATGAAAATATTGATGATCTGCATCCAAAAAATTCAAGCGAATTAAAAGAAAGAAATCCAGCTAAAGTGTCTTTGCCAGAACCTTTTTTACCGCAAAAACCTATGATTTTTTGGAATGACATCTAAATTAATTTCCTTGAACTAATGGCTTAATAATACAATTTATTTGTTCTATGTTAAGATCGCCTGGATCTTTTATTCCTTCTGGTAAACTTGGAGATATAATTTTAAACATTCTGGAAAGAGATGAGTTTACATTATTAGAAGCTTTATTTCCAGCTTCATCTGAATCAAAAAGTAAAATCAATGTAGTAGCACCAGAGGACTCTAGTAATATTTGTTGCGAATCAGTAAGAGACGATCCAAATACAGCAACAACATTTTCTATTCCGTTTTCCACAAATTTCCAAACATCTGCTGGTCCTTCAACTAATATAACAACTCCAGTTTTTTGAATCATTTCTTTTGCATTGCCATAATTATACAAATAGTTCTTTTTTGAAAAACCTTTGTTGTGAATCCATTTGCTTATATTTTTTTGAGGATCGCAATCAGAAGATTCATGGAATTGATTACACTTGTTACATTTTTCTATGATAGTTCTTCCAGTAAAACCAACAATTGTTTTATTATCTGAGTCGTAGACAGGAACTACTGCTCGATTTCTAAAAAATTTATTTTGTGCTTTTGAATCACCTATATCATATTTATCAAGTATAGATGCTGAATAACCTCTAGATAAAAAATATTTAGATGGTATATCTAACTTTTCTCTAACAACTTTTCTTGTATATTGGAACTTTGATTTATTTTTTTCTTTGGAAAACAAGTGAGAATACTTTTGAAAAGTCTCTGTTTTAGTATCTTCTTTAATTGATGATAAATCTAATTTCAAAAGATTGCACAATATGGCTATTGTATCAGAAAAACTTACGCACTTATCGCCCTGTTTAGACCATCCATATTTTTTATTACTAATAACACCACGGAAAAAACCTATAGAAGTATTAATAAAGCTTTTCTCGCAATGATGTGTATAACATACCCAATTACCAACTCTAGTGTGTCCAGACATGAATATATTTAAAGCCGTTCTATTATCTCCACCGTGTACTGGACATGATGATATTATTGATTCTGAAACAATTTTATATTTTATTCCAAAATAATCTAATAGAAATTCTATGTTTTCACAGATAGCATTATTTAAATATTCGTTTTTAGTTATTTCAATTGATTTCGATTTCATCTGGCAATCCTTCTATTACAAAGCCATTATTTTGTCTTGTAGACTGAGATTTAAAAAATTGACTTCTAGTTGGCCCTTCAGATATTTTTCCAAACTCATAGTTTGCATGTATATTTATATAATCTCCTTGATCTATACCTTTTCCATGTCTTGAAACAATAGGTATTAGTTTTAGGTTATACCTAACGCTATTTTCCTGAGAAACTCCTTCATCTGCCATTTCTTCTTCGCTTTTTCTTTTATAGATAGAAAAATTTGAACATAACCAAAGTATTCTATCTGAACCACTAGCCACATCTGTATCTTCTCTATTTATCCCATCTCTATTTAATTGAGTAAATGCTAAACATGCTGCATTATACTGAACCATAAAATTGTGGAGGTTTGTCATCAAAAAACCTAAAGCTTGATATTCTGCTAAATTTTTACTAATCCCAGAATCATCCATTAATTTTATATAATCATATATTATTAAGCAAGGATTGGCTTTACCAGAGTCATCAAGCCCTACATCTTTTATTATCCATCTTCTTGCCATACTAATCACTTCGTCAAAACTTTTTCCTGCAATAGACTTGTATTGGAATGGCATTTCTTTAATTTTGTCGATAGCTGCTTTTATTTTATTTTTTTTGGATGGATCTTTTGAGAACACACCGCTTTCTATTTCATCAATTTTAACTCCAGATAAACACGCAAGAACTCTATGCCAATGATCTTTCTCTGTCATTTCTGTATCTAACATTAAAACTGGTATATTGTTGGAAGATACATTTACAGCAACATTGTCTGCAAAAAAGCTTTTACCAGTCTTCATTCTTGCACCGATAAGATTTACCGTACCGGGTCTAAATCCACCGCCTATTGCCATGTCATAGGTTTTAAATCCAGAAGGTATACCCAATTGAGATATTGGATTACTTTCTAAGTATTCTACATATTCTTCTATGCCTTCACTCATCAGCTTTGGGTTTGGATCTTCTGCATTAGATATTTTAAAAGTGGCATCCAGCACACATGACTCTGCAATAGATATGATTTGAGTGATAGGTTCATCGCCAGTTATATCTTTAAGAGTATTTGCACCATTTAATAAACTATAAGATAAATTTTTAGCAATATTTATTTTTTTTAATTTAGCTGCACTTTTTCTTGCATTTACAAGTTCTACTGGAAAAGTTGTAAGCGATCTTAAATATTTTGCTTGTTCAGCAGTACTAAAAAATTTTGATAAGTTTAAAGACTCTGCTGTTGCAATAACAGTTGGTATATCAACTTTCGAGCTTTTATCAGTTATGATTTTAGTAAAGCATTTAAATATAGCTGCATTTTCATTATTTGAAAAACATGATTCATCAATAATATCAGATATTTCAATAAAGCAGTCGTAGCCTTTTTGAAATAATCCAGCTAATATAATTCTTTCTGCTCCAACATCTGTCATCTTCTTACCGATCTCTTCATACATGAAGCACAAATAAATCCAGAAGACTCTGAATCTCTACTTTTAAAATTAAATTCTTCAGTAGTTATTTCTAAAGAAGAAGAACATTTTGAACATTTTACCAATTTAAATCCATAAGAATCATCAACTTCTGACCTATACTTTTTAGGTGAGTAGTTTTTTGGTGTTTCTTCAATGAACTCAGAATCAAGTGTTTTATCATCTTGAAACTTATTTTCAAATGGAATTTTAGAAACCTGTTCTTTTTTATTGGCTAATATATTATTCGTGCTCATAGCAAATTTATTTAGATTTTCATCAGAGTTTTTTAAAATAATTGGTT